GGCGCTACCGGCGGTGTCAGGCTGACGACCGTTGCCGGTGGTGGATCGGGAATGGCGTCGATTGCCGCGTCGATCACGCTGTCGAGGTACACCGTGTCGATGGCGACGATGTAGTCGGGATTACCCGTCACATCGATGCCGGTGCCCTCGGTGATGGTTACCGCGCCGCCCGGCTCACCCTGATCGCCCTTGGCCGCCAACAATGACCACACAGCTGGCGTGGCGTCAGGTGCATTGCCGATGCTGTCCAGCAGTGCGTGGTAGCTCGACCCGAGATGCTCGACGCCATCGAGCATCTTATACGGCACGGTGTTGTCCCAGACGCCCCGCCAAGTGATGCCCGGCGGCCCGGTATCACCCGTCTGGCCCGGCGGACCCTCGTCCCTGCCGTTGCCGGGATTGGCCACCACCCACTGGATGGTATTGCCGTCGTCGTACCAGCTGAACAGGAAGCCACGCGTCGTGTCGAACCAGAAGTCGCCGGGCACCGGGGGCGGGACCGTCGGCGGCACGTCCGACATCGTGTGCCGGGGCGTCGTGTTCGTGATCGTCGGTGCGTCCGACACGGTAGGCTGTGGAGGAGGCGGCACTGCCCGCGTCGGCGGCGCAGCCGCCGTCACGGGCCGCACCGCCCGCTGCACCCACGCTCCCATCCAGACGTAGCGCCGGTCGTTGAGCGTGTTGTGCCACTCGTCGCCCATGCCGGGCGACGTTGGCTGTACGGATGAAGTGATCAGGTTAGGCACTACTTGCCTCCTGACGTGGCTGAACGACCCGCGCCGTTTGGGTGCGGGTCGTCCATGCCGCCGTCCCGTTTAGACCGGGACCGGCTCGGAGATGACCGCCTGCACCAGCGCGATGTTGTCGACGACCATCGAGCCGTAGACCTGCAGGCCACGAAGCAGCGTTCCGAAGGTGAACTCGGATCGCAGCGTCTCGACCTTGCTGATCTGCGACGCGAAGGTGAGGGCGTGAGCGTGGCCGGCGAAGATCGCCGTCTCGCCTGCCGCCAGCACTTGGTTCGCCGTCGTGCCATCGCCGCCGCCGCCGTCGGTGAACGCACCCTTGGGCAGCAGGTTGGAGATGTAGATCGTGAAGCGGTCGATCATGCCCAGCCGTCCGTTGCGCAGGATCGAGGTCTGGTCGCCCGACAGGTAAGCCTGCCGGAGTTCCGACCCCTTGATCATCGCGGCAGCCCATGCCGGGAGGAGGACCCAGCGCCCCTGCTCGGGGATGTTCTGCTCGTCGAGGACCAGTCCCATGCGCAGGATGAGCTGCAGAATGGTGACCTGACCGGCGACCGGCGGATTGCCCGGATTGGCGATGACCGGGATGTTGCCCGCGCCAGTCACGCCAAGGTTGATGTTGCCCGAGATCGCGCCTGCGGTCGCACCGCGATTGGCCGCGTTCGCCGTGCCCAACAGCCCCTTGAGGACGCGCTGGTCGACGGTGATCTTCATCTGCTGGGCGGCGTCGTCCGACCAGATCCCCATCAGGTTGATGTCGGACTGGATCTCCATGACGTCGTCGAGGATCTCGTTGAAGTAGAGGCCCTTGTCGATCTTCATGGTGACGATGTTGGACGACGGGCGATCAGCGGTGAGAGCGCCACCAGCCTGATAGTCACGGATCGCGATGGTCGGCTTGGTGCGGATCTTGACCGTATCGCCTTGGTTCTTGATCTCGCCTTCGTAGTCGGTGTTGGAAATCGCGGCGAGGACGGTCGAGGCATAGAACTTCTCGATCAGCTTGCCGGACCAGATCTCGGGAATGAACGTGCCCGAATACGGGACGACCGGCTGCGCCGAACCAGTCGGGAAGATCGGTTGGCTTACCGGGGCGGTAGGTGCAAGAGGATAACCAGCCATCACAGGCTCCAAGGGTTGGTCGGTCCAACCCTTGGCGGACTTCGGCTAGCGATTGCCGTTCATGTCCATGGGCCGAACCGTACGTTGATCAGGAATGATCCGCCCCTCGTGCTGCGCAGAAATGATGTCGGCGTCGATGGCAGCCCGCTCAGCTTCCCTCGTACGCCATTTCCCTGCAGCGACATCCGTGTAGAAACGCGTGATGTCTTGGGCGGTGTAGACGGGCTTGTCGGTGGGCGACTGCGCACCTGACTGGGCTCTGCCGGGAGCGGCGTAGGTGTCGAGGGTCGGGCGGTGAACCGGAACGGGCGAGGGCACATAGGCCGTGGCCCGCTGCGGTTGAGCACCCATCCCCGCACCTCGCGGGTCGACGGCAGCCTCCTCTGCAAGGAAGGCTCTGAAGAACGCGGCCACCCTCTGGGCGTCACCGTTGTTCCATGCCTCTTGCATCAGCTTCTGACGTATAACGCCGGAATAAACTTCGGGCAAGCCCACCCACTGAATAAACGACGGGTGGTTGTTGAGCTGCTGCCAGTCGGGCACCAGACCGCCAATGGTGGCGTTCATGCGCGTCATGAACGCGTTGGCCGTCTCGTTCTGCACCGTGCCGAGCTGGCCCTTCAGGTGCTGGATCTCGTTGTAGAGCGGCGTCGCCACCTCGGCTGCAGCGCGGCGCACGACGTCGACGAACTCCGGCCCATAGTCCTCGATCTCCTGATCGGTGAGCAGCTTCCCCGGTGCATCCGCGCGCTGTGGCGCTGGAGTGTGGCTGTTCATCTGGACCTGCATGCGCTGGAGCTGCTCGGCCATCTGGTGCATCTGCTCGGTCTGCGCGTCGGCGCGACCCTTCATGGCGTTGTAGCGGCGCTGCCAGTCCTCCTGCGTGTCGCCCTCCTGCGGGGCAAACCCGTCAGGCGACTGGAGCTGGACCTCGCCGGGAGGCTCATTACCCGTGTCGGGTAAGTGTCCATTGGGAGGTGCCTGTTCATTGACAATGGACGGCTCGGCCTCGCCAATCAGGTTCTGCTGGATGATCTCGGCGCGCTTGCCTGCATCCCGCACGGCCTTGGGGATGGACACGTTGGGGTCGGCGGCAGCCGGGGGCGTCTTGTTGCGAAGCTCGTCTGCCGATGTCGGTTCGGCCATGGGATCTCCTATGCTCGATTTTCGTAGTTCTTTTTCAGCTCAATGCAGTTCGCAAGTCGCGCGGTCAGCATCGCTGCAAGCCACGTCCGGCCCTGCGCGTTGAATACCATGTTGCCATCGGAAGCGGACATCAGTTCGTTCCGGTAGCGATCTTCCAGCTGCCTGAACGCGCCTACGAGCGCGTCGAACTGCTCCGGGGCGGCGATCTTGAGATGCGACGCCGCTACGGTGATGGCGTACATCGGATCGTTGCTCATTCCTTGGCCTTGTTCAGCTCGCCCATCGCCTTGATGGCCGCGTAGGTCTGCGGCGCGTTCTTCCCGGTCGGCGTCAGCTCGGCGAAGGTGCGCAGGTTACGGTCGGCGGGCGCACCCTTGAGGAGTTTGTGCACGGCAGTGCGCGACGGCAGCATGATCTGCTTGCCGCCCTTGCCCTGCGTAAAGGGGACTATCGGGTGCGAACCCGACAGCGTCCCGTGCTTGACCGTCGGCCTCACGGAGACGAGCAGCCACCCTTGGCTGGCTGGCTCCCGCGATTGCCGAACATGCTGGTCTTGCCGCCCTTGGCGAAGCCGGCCTTGTCGCCCTTCGGATCGGACGAACTCTGGCCCGGCGTCTGGGTGCCGGCGTAGCTCTTGTTCGACTGGCCGCCCTCGGAGAAGCCCATCACGCCCGACGGTCCCGCCTGCGGCTCGATGTCGGTGCGGCTGCCCGAATGACCTTCCTGCGAAGACCTGTCCGGGACCTGCGTTCCGGTCGGCGCGAAGCCGTGCATGCGGCCCGTGCCACCGCCCAGCTTGCCCCAGTTACCGCCCTTGCTCGTGTCTGCCATGTCGACCTCCTATGGTCCTGCTGTCCGTCGTCCCACCAAATTCGTCTGCGGCCCCTGCCCCTGCGACGAGCCGGGCTGGTTGCCCGGCGGCGGCCCGGCGGCGCGCTGCCCCTGCGGGGGCTTGCCGCCACCGGGCCTGCCTCCGCCACCTGCGGGGGACGGAGGTGGCGGCTGCATCTCGGCACCGGGCTTGCCCTGCATCTGGGCCATCTGCTCGGCCTGTGCCTGCTGCGCTTCCATCTGGTCGGTGCTGGGCACGATCTCCTCGCCCTCCAGCCCGATGCCGGAAGACACGGCACGGAGAATACTCGCGCGGCCCTTCGGCCCGATGATCTGCATGTCGATGGGGTTCGCTGTCAACTGCAGGAACTCCAGCTGACGCTGGCGCATGGTCTCGCGCTGCACCGCCACGGCGACGCCCTTGGGCACGACCTGCTCCTCGCCGGACAGCAATCCCGACTGGTCGGTCATCAGCACGATGTCGAGCAGCATGCGCAGCGACGGGCTCACCACGTCCTGATCTATGTTCGCGCAGACCGTCTGGAGGATCTTGGAGGCGTTGCCCATGAGCATCGCCAGCCCCGACGCCGTGCGGCCTGCACCCCCGCCGGGAGAATTTCCCGACAGGTATTTCGGGATCGCGGAGACGTCGTCCGCCAAGCCGTACACCGCGTTGAACACCTGCATCAGTTCCTGCGAGTTCGACTGCGGCTGGAAGAAATCAACCGCCTTCTCGGTCGAACCGGCCACCGACGGGTTGGTCGTGTGCCAGCGTTTCCACGGATAGAGTTCCTCGCCGTTCTCCTGTCCGGAGAGACGGTCGTCGTTGATGATGACCTGCGGCCCCGAACTGATCGAGAGGTTGTTCACCAGCGCACGCAGCGACGCGTTGCAGACCTCTTGGAGGTCTCCGATCAGGTCGGGGATGCCGTTGCCGAGCGGCGACCCCGGCAGCTTCTCGAACGAGGTGAGGAAAAAGGGAGTACGGCGGCGCGGGCTCGGGGAGAGCTGCACCTTGATCAGGTACTGCCCGATGAGCCACGCTTGTATCGCGTAGTCACGCAGCGGGTCAGGTATCTGCTCTGGCGTGAAGCCGTACTCCAAGAGCATGCGTCCTTGCACGTTGCCGTGAAACTCCAGCGTCGTCAGGAGCTGCGAGAGGTTGTAGACCGGGTTCTCGCGGTTCTCCATGATGGCGCGCGACGCGTCGGTGCTGTCCCAGTTCTCGGTGAGGCCCGCAGACCCATAGTTCTGCAGGACCAAGCGGATGTTCTCGGTGTTGTAGCCGGGCAGACCTATGAGATCGTTCAGATCGGTGCGCGTGATGCGCAGCCGATGGATCATCTGGGCGTCCTCGATGTGGGTGACGCCGGGCGTCCACCACAGGTCGAACGCCGAGATGCACTCCCACCACAGCTTGGCCCGCTTGACCTGCGTGGCGACGCCGTTCTCCCACTTCACGTCCATCACCATGCGCACCGTGGGCCCCTTGATGCAGGCGAACGGATAGCCGGTGACGTTGGTCAGGAACTCGGTGAGCGCGCCGTAGAAATTACCTTGGGTAAGGATCTCGTCGAGCTTGTCTTCCGCTATGAGGGTCTGCTCGTGCGCGTGCTTCTTGGCAGCCTCGCGCGCCGCCGTCATGAGCTGGAACACGCGATTATGTATTTCCTCGGGTGCCGGCATCTTGCCGGGCACGCCGGGCGTGAGCTGGCTCCCGTCCGGCCCGATGGCAGGTGGCGCACCCATGGCCGCCGACTGCGCTTCCAGCGTGACCAGCTGCTCGATGTTCTGGAGCGCCTCCGCAGGGATCGTGGGGTCCGCAGGCTCCTGCAAACCCCACGCCCGGTCGGCTCCGAGATACACGTCGCGAAGGAGACTGGACGCACCCCGGCATTTGGCTGCGATCAACCGGGCGTAGACCTCGGAGCCACCGAAACGACGAATTTCAGAGAGCTTCTGGGCGTCATACTGCCCCTGCAATGCACGTTGGCTTGCCAATAGACGGTCGCTCCACCCGTTCACGGTGTTGCGATGGCGTACCATCATGTCCCACTGGGTGCGGATATAGCCCTGAAGACCGACGAACTGGTTGTTCAGCGCGCTTGCCGCGTTCTCCATCTGGCGCTGCGCATCGAGCTGCTGCGCCTCTGCCGCCATCATCTCGGCGTTGCCCACTGTGCGCACGAAGCCGGGCTGACGCGCGGGAAACGGCAGAACCTGATCGGCCATCGACTAGATCCTGTGGCACGGGTTATGGTAGCGCCACAAATTACGCGCCATGAGGGTTTTACGCAATGGCCGACGAGGACGATTACCCGGAGCCTGTAAACTACGAACTGGTGGTATCCCGACTGGCACGGGAGATCGCGCGCGACATCGTGCCCCTCGAAGACATCTGCGAGCGCTACAAGATCAGCGAAGCACAGTACCAGAAGATCATCAAGCACCCGATATTTGCCCAGCGTTTGCAGGAAGAACTCGACATCTGGAACGCCAGTACGCCCAAGGCGAAGGCCGAGCGCATCGGTGCCAAAACCGCCACGCTGATCGAGGAGAGCCTGCTCGAGGTCTTCCGGCTCATCCACGACAGGAGCGTGCCGATGGCCGGCAAGGTCGAGGCGCTCAAGTGGGCAGGCCGCATGGCCGGCATCGGCGAGAAAGACGTGACGGGCCAGACGCTGGGCGAGCGCGTAAGGTTCAATATCTACATCGGCGACCAGAAGGTCTCATTCGAGAAAGACGCCGAGACATCCAAGGTCATCGAGGGATCGTCGGTGCTGGTCGACAAGGACCCGCTCTGATGGATGTCGACTATCACGCTCCGAAGACCGTCTCGGAGTTCATGCAATCAGACGCTTTCTTCAGGCTGATCGCCGGACCCGTCGGTAGCGGCAAGACCACCGGGTGTATCTTCGAGCTGATGCGGCGAAGCCTGCAGCAGTTCCCCGCACCGGACGGGTACAGATATACACGCTGGGCCGTCCTGAGACAGACGCTGGGGCAGCTCAAGCACACCGTGCTGAAGGACATATCTCACTGGTTCTCCGGCATCGCCCACTGGAAAGTTTCCGAGAGCACGATCCACTTCAATTTTGGCGACGTGCGCTCCGAGTGGATCTTGCTGCCCCTTGAGGAGCCCGAGGACCGCAGGCGGCTGCTGTCGATGAACCTGACGGGTGCGTTCATCTCCGAGTGCATCGAGATCGACTACGAACTGATGAGCGACGTCGCCGGCCGCTGCGGCAGGTTCCCACTGCCGACCGACGGCGGCGCATCGTTCGCCGGCATCATCGCCGACACCAACATGCCGTCGGAGGGCACCGCGTGGCATGGCGCGATGGTCGACCCGCCGACCGACATGCGGGTCTTCATCCAGCCGGGCGGCATGGAGCCCAACGCGGAGAACCTGAACTACCTGCTGCAGACGCCGCTCACGTACAAACTCCCCATCGACCACCCCGACCGCATCGCGCAGGGCAAGCTCTACTACGAGCGGCTGGCGCGCTCGAACAACGAGAACTGGGTCAAGCGCTACGTCCACGCCCAGTTCGGACCCGACCCGTCGGGCACTGCCGTGTTCGCCGGCTCCTACCGGCCAAGTTTCCACGCCGTCGACAACCTTGAGCCGGTGTCGAACATGCCGCTCTACATCGGGCAGGACTTCGGCCGCGACCCGTGGGCCGTCATCTGCCAGATGGACTACCGGGGAAGATTGCTGGTGCTGGAGGAGATAGCCTCCGTCGACATGGGGCTGATACGGCACTGCCGCGAGCACCTGCGCCCCCGCCTGATGCACCCGCGCTACGCCCAGCTGCCTGCGGTGATCATCGGCGACCCGTCGGGCGTCGCCAAGTCGCAGTACGACGAGGTCAACGCGTTCGACATCCTCAAGAACGAGCGCTTCCCGGCCGTGCCGGCAGGCACCAACGACCCCGACACGAGATTACGTTCAGTGGAGAGTTTACTCCTGCAGCAGAGGGACGGCGGCCCGGCCATCATTTTTGACAAGAAGCGCTGCCCCAAGCTGGTGGCCGGGATGGCGGGCATGTACCGCTACTCCAAGACCCCGCTGGATATTTCACGCCCGCTGCCCGACAAGAACGCGTGGAGCCACGTCGCCGACGCACTGCAGTACGCCTGCCTCGGGACGCAGGGCAACACCGCGCGCCAGATAGCGCGCACGCTCAGGCCAAAGAAGGCGTCGGGCCGCCAGCCGATCACGGCAAGCGGCTGGACCTGATCTAGATCACCACGATCTCGTTGGACGTCACCGGGGCCGACGTGCCGATGATGTTGGTCGCCGTCATGACGCACACGGCAGGCTTGCCGATGTCGCCAGCGAGGCGGGTGTAGTTCGCCGAGCTGGTGCCGACGTTGACCCCGGCGATCTTCCACTGGTAGGTGCGGGCACTGGGTGCCCCGTTCCAGTTGCCCAGCGTGCAGCTGAGCGTCGTGCCCGTCTGCCAGATGAGGGGCGCGTCGACCACCGTCGGAATTTCCGTCGGCGGGATGTCGTTGTCGATGAGAGTGATCATCTCGTCGACCAGATAGGCCGGCGTCCGCGCCATGACGTACTCGCGCGGCTGCTTGAGCGCGATGGGCTTCAACCTGTTGTACAGGTCGTTGGCCATCTGGACTTGGGTCGGCATGGCGGGGAACTCAGATGATGGGCGGGGGCGGCGGGAAGTCGACGTCGATCAGCGCCGTCATGGCCTCGGCGTACTTCGCGGGCGTGTGGCACATGACGTGGCTGCGCGCCTCGGCGATGCCCTCGGCCTTGAGCTTCTCGTAGAGCCGGTCGACCTCCTCGGTCTCGGCCGGGGTCAGCTCGTAGGTCGTGACGCCGGCCTGCGCGGGAGCAGGAGCAGCGTAGATCGTCCCGGCAGGCATCGGGGCCGGCGGCGACGGAGGTGACGGCGGCTTGGGGTAATACTCGGCCATGATGATCTCCCGCGTTGGGATTTTATCGGGGATTTTCTCGACGGCCGAACTCTACACCGGCACGGGCCACAGCGCCAGCACGTGGTCGGGGCTGAGCGTGAAGACGGTCGGCACGACCGGCGGGACGGGGGGCGGGGTGGCGGGGTAATACTCGCCGGTCACGGTCATGCGCAGGCTGTTGACCACCTCGTCGAGGATGACCCGCACGGTGCCGACAAACACGTCGTCGTTCTGCATGCGAACGACGTAGTTCTGGGTGTCCGGGTAGACCGCCGCCGCCAGTGCCTTGACGTCCATCAGCGCGATACTCCCGTGTCTTCGAGGTCACTGACCAGCTTGTCGATGCGATCCGCCATCTCGACGAGATCCTTCTCCAGCAGGGCGATGTACTCCGCCGCCTGCCCGAGACGGGTTATGGCACCCGCCCGGAAGGGCGTCATGGGCATGCCCCGGTAGGAGCCGTCGAGCGACGGCTTGCTGTTGGGCGAGACCGAGAGCACCTGCGCGAACTGCAGCAGCCACTCCCTGTGGTTCATGCGGCGCAGGCGCGTCGCATGCTGGGGGAGGTCCTCGTCGGTCATGCCGAACGGACGAGGCTGGACGTCTTTACTCCCGCCGTTACTGCCGCTGGTGCTCATGCGGCCTGCGGCGGAGCGGGCAACCCGGCTGTGGCCGAGGTGTGACCCGGCTGCACCGGCTCCGCCATCTCCCAGTCACCGGCCAGCAGGTCGGCATGGGCGGCAGTCCACGGCGAGAGCGACATGGCCGAGCCGATCATGAGCACGGCAGCGGTCGGCAGGCCGTCGCCGAACTTCTGCGGCACGGCGGTGCTGCCCTCGGGGACGAAGGCGACCCAGATGGCCGGCGGCCAGCTGCTGCGCCGCATGCGGTGGCCGTGGCGCAGGTGGTTCACTGCCCAACCTATTCCACCAAAATCGATTGTTCTCGCTTCCATGTTCTACCTCCAGTTTCTCGACTTCTTAAGTCGCAGTTTGTTGATGTGGCTTATGCCGACACCGTACTTTTCCGCCATCTCGCGGTACATGCTGTTACCCGGCTGCCCCTGCCGCGATACTGCGGCCCGTATATCGGCAGCGGCCGTCGGTGACAATTTCACAACCCGCCTGTTGCGGCTCTGCTCGGCCCGTGTTGCCCACCGGCAATTCGACAATTCATAGTTACCATCATTGTCGATGCGCTCCAACGTAAGGCCATCGGGCTTCTCACCCATGTCGGCGAGAAAATTCTCGAACTTCAACCAGCGAGCGCAGACCACGATGCCACGCCCGCTGTAATAGCGGGCACCAATAAAGTTGGGCCGCATCCGCGCGCGCATGCTCTTCCATGCGATGTACGTCCGGCTCTCCTTGCCACGGGACGAATGGCCGTGGGTCGGCTTAGCGCCCTTCGGCACGGGCTGCCTCCCGCTCACGACGCTGCCGCTGCTTCTGGTGGTGCCAGCGAGGCGCGGGATTTTCAATTCCGAGCGCCTGCTTGAGTTCCCATCCCCGCTCAAGCCTCCGATATACCGTGATGTACTTGACATCGCTGTAGGCGTCGACCGCATCGACGAGGGTCATGTTCCGGCCGTACAGGCGGATGGTCGGGCTGGTGGCACGGTGGCCAGAAATGATCCTGAAGCCCTTGGCCAGCAGGCGGCGCTGGGCAGTGGCAACGGCGACGAGGCTCTCGCCGCCGGCATGCTTGCGGTCGGCGCGGATTACCCGGAACGTGTACTCGCCGCTGTCGTGCTTGGGCAGGTCCCTGATCGGCCAGTAGACGGCAGGGTCGGCATCGTGGCTGAGCAGCATGTGGCTCATGCTGTGGGACCGCTTCTGCAGGTTGGACGTGTAGGAAACGTAGGCAAAGCGCCGTTTCCGGTTGAGCAGGGCGAAAACCCCCGGCGTCAGGGGAATGTCGTCGGGCTCTCTGAACATCATGTGTGCAAACTCCTCATCGCAGGTATCTAGGCACGCGGGAGTGATGTGTCAAGTGGGGGGTTAC